TTAAAGGCCACCCCCCTGATGTTGTTCCGCTATCTGTTTGCCAAAAACCTGAATCAGTTCTTGTAGTGATATCATTTTTATGAGTTGAGCCGCCAGAAAAAGTGGTTTGATTACCAAATGATCCTGTGAAACCTCTAGATCCAGTTGGCCCAGGCGGTCCTTGAATTCCCTGCGGGCCAGCGGGACCTTGCGGACCAGCGGGACCTTGCGGACCAGCAGGACCTTGCGGACCAGCGGGACCAGTTGCTCCGGTTGGACCAGTTGGACCAGGCGGTCCTTGAATTCCTTGTATACCTTGTGAGCCGGTAAAGCCCTGCGGACCAGCAGGACCTTGCGGACCAGCGGGACCTTGCGGACCAGCAGGACCTTGCGGACCAGCGGGACCTTGTGATCCAGGCGGACCTTGAATTCCTTGAGAACCAGTAAAACCTTGTGAACCTGTAAATCCCCGTGAACCTGTAAATCCCTGAGAGCCCGTGTATCCGTCACCTACTGAAATAGCTTGCCAAACACCATCACCTCTAAGATATGTTTGTGCATTTGCAGTTCCTGCACCTAATCTTGCAGGGGATACTGTTCCCGAAGTAATATTGTTAGCATTAATATTTGTAATATTTCCTCCATTACCGGAAATATTAGTGGCCGAAACATTGCCTAATGTTGCATTTCCAGATACAGTTAAAGATGTTAAAGTTCCCACACTTGTAATATTGGGCTGAGAATTATTAGTTACTGTTTGTGCTGTTACTGCCGCTGGTGCCACTGATTGCCAACTTAAAACACCTGTACCGTCAGTTGTTAAAAATTGCCCTGATGAACCCCCAAATATTCTAACATTAGCCACTTGTCCTAAATTAACAATAGGACCATTAAATTGTGCATTACCGGATACTGTTAAACCAGTTAATGTCCCTACGCTCGTTATGTTAGGCTGAGCTGCCGTAGTGACTGTTCCGGCTGTATTTGCATTAGTTACACTTATATTGTAATTTCCAGTAAGTCTTGCAGACGGGATAGTGCCTGTTGTCAAATTTGAAGCATTCAAGTTAGATATGCTTGCTCCTGATCCTGCTAAATTGCCTGCAATTACATTTCCTGTAACAGTAAGATTTGTTAATGTTCCAATAGTTGTAATATTTGGTTGATTGCTTCCTATAACATTTATTGCATTAGTTGCAGTTCCGGCAGTTGCTGCGTTAAGATTTGCTACCTGTGTGTTACTATTGACCACAAAAGGAGCAATTCCGTTTGGTGCAGTAGATATAAAACGGTTAGCAGTCGCAAGTCCTGTTACATTTGTATTGCCTGAATTAATATTACCATTGACAGATAAAGTTGTTGTTAAAAAATTCCATGTAAAGTTAGCGTCACCTTCAAGTAAATTGTTTCTATTATATTGAACTGATGTTTCAGAACCTCCGGGTGAGCCAGCACCTCCGCCTCCGGTTGTTACAGTAGATACCAATCTAGCTCCGGTTGCATATACTATTGCATTTATTGCTGAATTATTTAAATTTTTTATGTTTCCTGCCACACCGGATACTAATTGTTCTGAAACAGTGATTGTAGTTGCGGTAGGAATAGTCTTTATATAATAAGTAGTATTAGGAAGAAGGCTGCTTACACCTAAATCGCCCGAAAATTGAACAGCTTGATTTAAGGAAAATACAGATGAGTTACTTACTGTAATTCTATTATTTGAAGAACTAGTATTGGTTGCGGATGCACTTGAAAATTGACCAAATGATGTTGAATTTACAGGGCTAGTTAATGTTGCGTCATTATATAAAGCTATAGTATCTGATGTTAATACTTTTACGTAATAAGTATTACCATTAAGTTGTGTCATTCCTGGAACATTAGTAATGGTTACTTTCTGACTATTAGTAAAAAAATGTTCCTGAGTAGTAGTAATTACTGCCGGATTTGCGTTAGTAATACTTTTAATAAAAGCAATTATAGTTGACTTGGGTGTCCAAGATAAATTACCTAAACCATCAGTTTCTAAAACATAACTAATAGCGCCGCCTGAAATTTTTACATTGGATACATCACCCAATGTAATGATTCCGCCTGCTGTTCCTCCTCTATTTACCCATGAATTTCCATCATAGATCATTACCTGACCAGCGGCTAGTGTATTAGAACTGACATTTAAATTGCCAACACTACCATTAAGTTGGCTAAAATTAATTTTGCTATAAGAAGTTAAAACTTCAATGTTTTCATTAGGTGTAGTTTTACCGATAAACAATAACTTAGCATCAGTTGCCCAACCCAATTCACCTTCGTCTAATTGCGGTAAATCAACTAAATTGCCGGTGCGATGCTGTATTTTTGATATCTGGATTATGCTCATAAGTGTAATCTTATCCTTGATTACTCTTATTTATACTTTTACCTAAACAAATTTAGAGTAATATTCTTCTAGTTTATAGAACCACTTATTTACCCATTCATCAAACTCATTACCTTGAATTATAAATTCTTGATATTCTTCATCTACAGAACACATCATAACAACGCCTTTACGTATGTTTGTTCCGTATAGTTCATTATGAGCGGCCGCATAAGCGGCCAACTGATAGAAATAATCTTCAATCCATTCATGTTTTTTAGGTTTATTAGTTTGTTTAAAATCTATAATAGCAGGTTCTCCTTCATGTACTCCAATCAAATCAGTTGTCCCTGCATATATTTTAGGAAAGTATAAAGATATTTCTACTCCCCAGTATTCATCACATTTAGATAGACCCTTTTTAACAATCTGTGTTGCCATAGCATAACTTTTAATACTCATAGGATGGCTACCCGGCTGTTTTAAAACTCCATTAATTACATAATTTTCAAGGTAAGAGTGCATTTTAGTTCCTCTACCAGCTGCTTCTTTTGTAATTTCTTGTGCCTTTTTTTCTCCTATTCGTTTCCTCCATTCAAACAAAGCTTGCTTAGATTCTTTAGATTTAGTTGCATCTAATATGGTTGTTACACTGGGAAGTGGTCCGTCGGGTGAATTATATTTTCTTCCTTCAGGTGTTGTATATCTAGATAAAACAGTATAATTATATGGAGATTTTATCATAATTTAATTATAATATAGTATAATTATATAATCAACTATTTCTTTTCATGGCACGTTTAGCCATCTTTTTTACAACGTCATCTGTCTTTTTATCCGGTATATCAATATCAGGCTTTGTGTCTTTTTGCCCTACAAATACCACTTTTCCCCCTTGTATATTACTAATTAAATCTTTAAGAGGCGGATTTTGAATCATATTATATAAATCATCAGTATCTATTATTATGTCATATTTTGCAAAATATGATAACAGGTCATCAACAGTAAAATTTTCTGGATAACCTTTTTTATCAAAATATTGTTTTAACTGATTAGTAATAGCAACTAACCTGGGTGAAAAATCTAATTGTTCTTCAAGTTCATATAAGAACATTATCTTAGTTCTCTACCTACTGTTCTTGCTCTAATTTCTTCTTTTTTATCCGGCATATCGGTATCTAATTCATCTTCTGTATCTGAATCTAAGTCATCTTCTACGTCCATGTCCATATCCATGTCCATAGTGTCATTTTCTATATCAAATGAATCTCCATTGTTTTCTCCAGTTAAGATATCAACTGCCGAACGCAAACCATCAAGTGTGTCTTTAAGTGTATCTTCTAATGAAGAAAGAAGTTGTGTTACTTTTTCATTATATTGATTACTTTCATTTACACCAATTTGTGTCTTAACTGAATCAACAAGAGAAGGAAGTTCTTTAACAATCAGGTCATTAATATCTTCATACATACTCTGAACAGTATCTACCATGTCTTGAGCCGCTAAAATAACCTGTGATTTTTCAACAGATTCACTTTCAAAGACAATTTTTTTACTTTTAGCTTCTTTGAGATGTTCAAATAAAGCCTGTTCCATAAATAGCAACTTTAGGTATTCAGGACTTTTGTGTGATTTGTGGAAAGTAGGAGTAGAACGAACTTCCTTAATAAGCTTGCGAACTTTACCTAACATAATGGTTGTCTGTGTTTTATCCATTGATGATGGATCAAAATTCATATTGAAATTTTCTTTTAACGCCCTTAAGGCTGTTCTTTTTCTGTTAAAGTTGTCAAGTTTCATAAGTCTCTTCCGTTGTTGTATGTTTATTTATCCCCAATACCGAAATTTTCCTTCATTTCTTTTATGTGAGAAACGTTGAAGTTGATATTTTTTTGCTTTATCTACTAATTCATTTATTTCATGTATAAGTATTTTTCTATTATACGAAGCATCATGAAATTTTAACCAATGTATTTCTTTCTGTTTACTAATTCTATATAATTTTTTAGACATGGCTAAATCAATATCAAGACTATTTATTTTTAAATCTAATTTAGATAATCTATCTGCAAGTTGATATTTTCCACAATCAATTAAAGTAGCATAAGCCATAGCATATTTCAATGTTGAAAACTGTTTTATTTTGCTAGTATCAATATCAATTACCTCATATAAAATATGCGAATGCTGTTTAATATAAAAACGATTAAACAGCATATATCCATCTTCGTGTTTAGTTATCATTATATTGTCACCAAACTTGTCATCTATTATTTTGTCAAAAAAATCTAATATTTTTTTATTTTTCATTGTATAACACCTCAAAAAATATATTTCTTAATTCATCTGTGGTATCCAAAAAATTATTTGAAGGAGAATAATATCTATCAACTTCAATCATTGGGACACCATTACAGTCATGATAAAGATGACCTAGTTCAGTTTTACCGTCATGGTATACATTTTCATGATAATTTTCAAAAGTAAAATACCAAATCTTTGGTTCCATTAACACAATTTTATTTCCCAACTTTTTTATAAGATTATCATTTAATTCAATTAGTTTAGGTTTAGTAATATTTTCTGGCTGTGTTCTTAAAGATATTATTTGTATAAGTGTATCAAAATTAGACTGTGTATTTCTCTTTTTTACCCAATCCGGAATAGAATTATCTTGTCTGGCACGATTGGTGATATTAGTTTGTTCTATATTAAAAATAGTATAGCAAGCAATTCTTTGTAGCATAATTTTATTTAATAAAGGAAAGCCCGAAGATAATTTAAATTATCTCCGGGCCCTTCGTAGATTAGTTTAAACTAAATTAGTTTGTGAAAGTTGCAGATGCAACGACAGTAGGTGTTGCTGCCCAACCTGCATCATTTTCAAGTGCTGTTGCTAACGAAGTAGTTGTCCAAGCTCCTGTTGGATATACTGCAAATGCAAGTGTGTCATTAGTTGCATCAGTATATTCATATATATGAATAGTTGCGCGCTGTTGAATAGTTTGAATTCCAGCTGCAATTTGTGCAGGAGTTAATCCGCCGTTAGCAGTAGCAGTAAAGAAATCAAGTTTTGGGCCCTGTGGCTGTACAGTAGCACCTGAAACTACTGCATTAACGCCCGTATTAGTATATTCTCCTGAATCAAAGTTTCTTACTGGCTTAAAGTCGCCATTTACTCTTGCAAATTGTGCCATTTTATTTTTTCCTCATGTTAATTTGAGCTTATTGCTCATACCCATATTTATACATTATGAGGAAAAATAATGGTTTTGGGTCATTTTTTGGCAAAATGGGCAGCTCCAAACTTGCCTCTATTGACTAATTTAATCAACCCGTTTGGTGTGTTAAAAACAAAACCTTCTCCGCCCGGCACACCGTTAATAGTCTGCTGTATACCTTGCACTTGTTGTTCCAATTGTTCTACCAAATTATTTTTTAATTCAGCTATAGCAAAATATAAATCCATTAAACTTTGAAGTTCTTTTTGATGTTTATTTAAATACCCATCTTCACCAAATAAAAATACATTTTGTTTGGCACTTAATTGTTTAGGCAACCATTCAGATAATTTTAAGTTGGTCTGTTTAGTTGAATATTGGCTTAAATACTTTAAAATAGCCGTTTTTACTACCCCAGCCAATCCTGATAAAAATTCATCTAAATTCTTATTTTCTTGTAATGCTTGATTAACTTTTGTAATTAGTTTAGTTGGTTTCTGTAAAGTAAACGACAACCCGGCGTTGGGTGTTAAGATAGCTACTTTTTCATTAGATTTTAATCCTTGTCCATTCCAAGGAACGGGTTTAGAATGAATAGTTCTAAAATATTGATGAACAACAATACCGCCGCTGGTATTATTAATTCTTTTACCTAAATTACTGTTTACTGGTACTGAATATGTTACTGTATTGGGTTTAAAAATTAGCATATTATTTTGTGCTTTTAAAGGAAATCCCCATAACAAATCTCCCCAGAAGAAACCCGTAGAGTTTCCCACTGCTTGCTTTAATCCGTCCCATATATTGACTAATTTTTGATAAAGCTCTCCCCTATCTTTTCCTCTACTTCTATCATATTCTTGCCAAAATTTTGGGCTTGTTCCTAGATATTGTTCTCCTTTATCAAACATATATTTGTCTGATATAGTAAATTGCCCATCACTATTATAGCCAAAAATTAAAGCAGGAAAACCGTCCCATTTAATAGAAATGGTTCTGGGATTTTCAATTACCCAATATAAAGAACCAACTACATTTTGAACCTCATCAAACCCTTTAAAAACCGAATCTTCTGGGTGAGGAGTTCTAACAGTTGATTCTAATAGCGTTATGGATTCAGTTAATTCTGTTAACTTCATAGCTCAAATATCAAACATGTTTGCTATTTTTTCAAAATATAAATCTTTTCTTATCAACACACATTTACCTTCAACCCAGCATTCATTATCTGGATAATTATTTGTTTTGAAATTGAGAGTAGTTTTAAACTCCAAACCCAATTCTCGGGGAGACATTTTCTTTAATAAATAAGGCATAAAGTCTTCAGGTGGAATAGAACTGATATAAAATTTTATAAATTTTTTAAATTTATTAGTAGTTGAATATTTCATCATCTGTTCAAAAGAAGTATCTGGAAATCCCAAATCATATAATAATTCGGGAACATCTCCTAGATTCATATTTGAATATTTTGGCATTCTGTAAAATTTTACTTTAATATCCCAAATATCTGTACTAGGAACTATTCCAATTTTACTGCCATTAACAGGTATTACTGCCATTACATTCCCATAATTTTTAGCAACATCAGAATTTGTAGTACAAATTAATGATTTACTTCTTTTTGGCCATCCCTCATAATAAGGAGAATTATCCATTATTAGAGTATAATGATTATATGTATTGGCTGACCTGCGAATACCAGTAGTGGGGTCAATTATTACAACACCAGTATCATAATTTGTATTAACTCCCCTGAATAAAGGATCCATAAGATTATTATATAAAAATTCTGAACAATTTTTTTTGAGAAAATCAATTATTTTGTCAATAGTAACTTGTTTATGCTTATATTTTTTCTTTATATTATGTTTTTTTTCAAAATCTTCAATTTTCATTTTATAATATCCATCATAAATCTAAACCAATCGCTATCAAATGATTCTAATACTAAATCATTTGGAATGCCATTTTGACGAACAATAGGATTATCCTTAAAATCTGCCATAATCTTTTTTACTAAAGAAGGATTATAATTTTTATTTATTGCTTTTTTTAAAGTTTCATATGAATATAAATCATCTACTGAATCTAATTTAAGAATTTTTACAATATCTTCAGGATTTTTATATGGCCCGTCAATGATTTCATCAATATTGCTTTTATTATAACCATCGCCTTTCTTATTAGGTCTGGGTCTTCTTATAACACGAACCAAGCCATGAGAAGGGCTCCAAAGATATCTTTCAATTTCTTTTGGTCTGCCATCTGGTAATTTTTCTTTAGATTCTTTCCTATCTAAGAACATTGCAATAGACGATAAAAGAAGATTACGATAAACCCCTTTATATTTTGAATCTTTTTCATAGGGCGCATGATAAAAAGTTTTTAACCAACTTATTTCACCAGGCATAAAATCTATTTGAACATATCCTGTTCTTGGTTTGTCAGTTTTAATGTTTGGATTATAGTCTATAATCTTAACTTTAGCCATAATAACAGATGTTTTTTTAACATCAGATATGCCTGGATATTTTTTTAATTTTTCTATAAATTCTGGGATTTCTTCAGGAGATAAATCTATTGCTATGTCAATATCACCTGATATTGTCTTTTTGCCCGCACTACCAAGCATATTGTTTATTAAATCTATCCCTAAAAATTTTTGTAATGGCAATAAAGTAGGTTTAATTTCATCAATATGAATTGCCCCGACACCTGGTAAAGAACCGCCTTCAGTTAATATTTTAGTTTTCTTCTGCATCATTGGTTTTTTTTCGGAAAGTTCTGGTAAATTTACTCTGATCTCTGGATCTAATGGCATTCAAGAGCTTTTTTTCTAAAATCAATACTTTTTCAGAAGAATAATGCTTTTCCATCAACTCAATAAGGTTAATGGCGCTAGTAATAATATTTGAAGCTCTATTTTCAATTATATGATTGATATCTCTATTGTCGCTTAAATATTGAAGTTCTTCCAATAAGCTCCTGGTTTTTTTCTTCATAATAAATACCCATTATACCGTATTTATCGCATAATAATTAAATTTATTAATACTTTTGCCATAACCAAACAGAATTTCCACAATCCCAAACTCTATCATATCCGTTTGCTTTCATGTTTTCCCATTCTGTAAGTTTAGGATCAAAGTATTGTAATTTTGTTTTAAGTTTATGCTTTTGATATTTTTGTCTAGAAGACCTACTACCGTCATTTTCAATATAGTAATAATTAGGTAAAGAATTGTGGGTATTAACAAAACCAAGTTTTTCATAGGTTTTACCTGAAAACCATCGTAAATCGCAATATGAAATTACACTTTTGGGATCAATTTCGGACAAAAAGTATTTAAATAACTTTTCCGTTCCACCAATAATTAAAATATTATTTAAATTACAAAATCTAGCAAGTTCCCAATCAACTTTTTTATTAAACCTAGGTTTACAAAAACTCATTAAAGAAATTAACTCTTCTTGATAATATAACCCATAACATAATTTACTAGGAGTATAACCTTGTAAATGATTTTCTGATGTAAATTTTTTTTCTTCTTCTAAAGAAACTTTCTTGACAATACATTTTCTAGCAGGAATTCTAATTACATCATTTAAAATTACTCTTAAACGATTTTTTACTATATCCTGTTTGCAATTCCATTCATCCTCAAAAATATGAATTAACCTTATACCTTTTGATAATGCTAATTTGCTTTTTTCTAGATGATAAGTCTTGTGCTTGCCTTTGTTTTCTCCGTGCCAATATAGTCCATTTAACTCAATGCCTAATTTTATATCAGGTAAATAAATGTCTATTTCTTTACCTTCAAGAACAGAAGTGTCTTTTTGTATAATGGGGTTTTTGTATATAGTTTTAATAAATGATTTACATTCTTGCTCTAGGTAAGAATAATTATTTAAATCTATATCATGATTTCGTATATATCTACACAATGTTGAATAAGAAATATTACATTTTTTGGCCAACTCTTTAGTGCTGAATTTATTCAGCATAGTTTCGACCCAACTCTTATCAGACAAATTTAATAAAATTTCTGCATCCAAATGCTGTTGATTATAATAATCTCTATTATAGCGATTATTATTAGTAGACAGAACTTTATTTCTTATTAACTCTGATTTTAAAGGAGAATCAACTCCATAGCGTTCTAGTAAACTACTTTTTATTTTTTCTTTTATTTCTGAATTTAACAAGGGAGTAGATGTATTATACTTTTTGAAATTTGTTTGTTCTCTTTTATGTTGAATATTTTGTTTTTCAAAACTACTTAAATTTTTATGATAAAGTTTCATCCTTTCAGAAAATTGTTCGGTTTTGGCATAGTTTTCCTTACCATATTTTTCAATATTGGTTTGTTTTATCTTTTCTTTTATTTTTGGGTTTGAAAAATTATTATTTTTTCCTAATTTCTTATTATCTAACGAGTTGCATTTTTGAGAACAATATTTAGCATAACCATTTATTGACTTATGCCACTTTACTGGGTTATCACATTCTTTATTTTGACAAATTGGTAATGAATATAAATCATTAATTATATGGTAAAACCTAACAACCATTGCTGTATTTTTATCTAAAAAACTAGTATGATTTAAAATATCATAATATAATTCCAATAGTTGTTTATTTTTCCACCAATCAATATTATTGCAACGGCCATTTATCTGACCGTTATTCTTATAACAATGTTTTTGTATTTGTTCTTTTAAACTCATTTATTATCTTTTTTAAGTTTTTGTAACAAACTATCCAATTGTTTAGTTTTAGAATCAACTTTTATCTTAGGAATATCTTCATTATTATTAGTTCCATCAGTTAAAGGCCGTCGGTTTTTAATTTTTTCCATGATTGAAGAAGGAGTCTCTGGAGCAGTCTTAGATTTATCAGGGTCTTCATCAGTAATACGCATGGTTTCAATATTGTATTCCAAATCAATCTTTTGACCTACCCCGGTTGAACTTCGGCTTTTCATACATTGAATTTGATATTTGCCTCGTTCTCTCATACTTCTACTTGTAAAAATACCAAATACATAGTCTGCTGTATTTATCTTAGAAATACCGCCTGCAATATGACTATGATCGAACTCAATTTCTTCTACTGCACTTCTGTTTAACTGGCTTGCAGTAACCATTAATACATTCAATTCTTTGGCTAAATTTCTAAGTTCTTCACTAACATACTTATCCTTTATAAACTGGTCATTAAGATTGACTTTAACGCTAACTGGCATAAGTAAGTCCAAATAGTCAACTATCACAAAATCAATTTTCATACCTGTTTGTATTTGAAGTTCTTTAATATAGGCTCTAATAGCATTTATATTGCTTTGTGCAGGCAAATCCTTAATACGATATTCACCCATTTTTTTCTTTTGAAGTTTTACTTTAAGAGCAGTATCTTCAATATTTTTTCTAATATTTTTGGTGCTTTGACCCAATAACATAGCATCTGTTCTTAGTGAAGTAAGTTCCTCACTAAGTTCTAAAGTGATATATACACCAGATAACCCTTGAAGTAGCCAATTTAATGCCAAATTCATTAGCACTAGAGATTTACCTGAATTATGACTGCAAACACCGGCTGTATAATACCTATGATTTTTATGCTCTACTGATAAGTCATATACTATAGTTTGTTTACGATAAGGATTAATTGATGTTATCTCAACTACTCCATCTTGACTTAAAATAACATCGCCTATTTTAAGATTTTTGGCATAATGCCAAGATAAATCTGACTTTTGAAATAAATGATCATGACTTGCATTAATTTTGACATTATTTGAAAAGCCAATTTCATACATATCTTCTTTGATTTTTTGTATACAATCTGTTACCGGAACGAAACCATCAGGACTATTTACCAAGTATTTTGTTTTATTTGTTTTTCCAAACAAACTTCCTATTTCAACCTTTTTAGGTTGAGTTTTTTCATACAGTTCCTCTAACAAAAAAATATTTTCCTGTAAATACTCATCTAATAATTTTTTTTCATAAAAACCAAGAAGATAGTTATATTTTTCTGTTAAAGATGTATCTAGCATTTCCGCAGTCCCAAAATCTATTATATCCGGCATTTTTCATATTTTCCCATTCTGTTTTATTGGCATCATAATCTGTTAATAAGTTCTTTAATTTATGCTTTTGATACTTTAATCTACTCTCAATTATTGTATTATGCTTATTACGAAAATAAAAGTAGTTTGGACTAGTATAGCCAGAAAAAACAAACCCTAAATTTTCATAAGAATTGCCATTGCCCCATCTTAGGTCAGCATAACTAATAATAGTATTAGTTGGCAATTCTTTAATGGCGTGTGAAAATAATTTACTCATTCCGCCTATTATTGTATTTTTTGAACAAAATCGCAACAACTCATAAGTATTATTGTTTTCTCTATGAAATCTAGACTTTCCAAATGTCATAATTGCAACTAATTCATTGTCATGTTCTAGACCAATTGAATAACTAAAATTTATTGAGCCTTGTATATGATATTCGTTCAAAAAATCCCTTGTTTGTAATTTATCAGGGTAAACTATTTTACATTTTCTAGCGTATATAGAAGGAGAAATTCCAAATTTATTAAGTAACATGTTTTCTATTATTTTACGTTTATTAATCCATTCATAATCATATATTGTAAACAATTCAATTCCTGCATCTTTTGCCTTTTTCCATTTATTAAAATGGTAGGTTCTATCTTTACCTGCTAATTCGCTATGCCAATACAAACCATTTAATTCTATACCAATATTTTTATCACATAATAAAAAATCAATTTCATATGGTTGTATTAATTTGCGATTATTGGTTGTATATTTAATATTGTTTTTTTTCAAAAAATCAGAAAAATCTGCTTCAAGCCAAGAACGAGAAAAATCAAATAACTCATGATTATGAACACACTTAAATATCCAGGTATAAGAAACATTGTAATCAATGGCCAATTTCATTAAATTATTATCATATTTTTCTAATAATTGTTTACATAATTCTTTGTTCTTTTTAATTTCAAAAATTTCCTGAGGTATATGAGCCTGTTTAGGATTTTCTCTTCCAAATTTAAATAAAGAAGTTTGTTTTCTTTTTTCAACTATGTCTGGTACATGACTTATATTTGTCACACCTTCACCATATTTTTCTTTCAATGTATTTGCTATTTTTTCTTTGATTAAGGAAGATTTAAATGGATTTTCTACTTGGTATTTTTCTTTCCAAACTTCTTTTAATTTATTTTTACCTATTTCACTTTTACGCCAATTATCACTTCCATATTTTTCTTGACAAGTATTTTTTAATTTGTCTTTTACATTTTGATTCTGTGAATGCCATTCAGTGCCATATTTTTCAAGAGAAGTTTGTTTTGTTTTTTCTTTTCGTTGAGCAATTTCTTCGGGAGTAATGTTTTTCCAGTATTCTTTAATTGCTTCTTTAAATTTTTCACTTTGAGAAATATTTTCTACACCATATCTTTCTTTAATGACAGTTTTTATTTTATCTTTTATGAGAGTTGATTGAAAAACATTATCTACACCATATTTCTTCTTAATTGTTTCTTTTTTCTTGTTTTTAACATGTTCGCTTTTGTTTGAGCAAGCCACCGAACATACTGAAGAAAACCCATCTTTAAAATTAAGAAATTTTCTTGGAGAAGTATTACATACTGGACAAATTAATTTATCATATAAGTTATGAATATATCTATATGCCTTTTCTGTTTTGGACATTGTTTTTTCTGGAAAGGCACTTTCAATAGCATTTCTAATTAAAATTGAATTTGTATCTGCGCCATTCCAAATTTTTTTCCAATTTATCTGATTATTTTTATTTAGGGTCTTATATATAAGTTTTATTATTTCGTTGTCTGATTGCATTATGTAAGTCCTCAAGCTCAATAACCTCTACTAAGGTGTCATATGTGACACATCCAGAGCTTCCTGCGAATATATTTAGCTCACCACGGG